ACCACCTCCACCTCCAGAAGATACTCCGCCTCCTCCACCTCCTGCTACAACTAAAACATCAGCTTGAGTTTGATATTGTTGTGCAGTAAAATTTCCAGGTGCATTAAATGTTGTGATTAATTCGGATGTTGTTCCAACTGCTGGATTTACTGTTGGTCCGATAATTCCGCCATTTGCCATAGCTTAATTACCTCCCTAACTTATAATCTCGTAACTAATAAGACAGTTTAAATCAGAGTTTGCACTAGCTTTTCCTGAGATAACTTCATTTTCTTCTAAATAAAAAGAAGAATTTTTATCAATTAAATTTAATGCTGCATCAGCTGGAACTGATATAGTGCTTGCAATAGCTCTTGTATTAGTACCATCATAATAATAAACATCTACATCTGCAGCAGATGTACCATCTATATTTGTAATTAGAATTGAATTTATTTTAAAAACTGTATTTGCTGTTGCAGTAACTAAGTTAGCGTTTGCAGTAGTAAGTGCAAATGTATCCGTTTTTCCTAAAATCGAAGTTACATTTACTATATTAGGGTTTGCCATTTTTCTTTTCTCCTATTATCCAAAAACTATTGCCATCGCAATAGCTTTACCTGTTGTAATTCCTGCTGTGGCAAAAGATAGTTGTCCACTACCATTCGTTACCAAAGCTTGTCCATTAGTACCATCAGATGAAGGTAAAGTAAAGTATGTTGATGAGCCATTATTTGCTATTCTAGTAACATTTACGTTACCTAAATCAGCCATAACATCATACATTACAGTTCCGTTTGTATATACTAAAGATTTAGAACCTTGTGGAATAATTACTCCAGTTCCACCTGTTGGAGCAAAAGTTAAATTAAAAGCTCCACTTGTATTATTAAATATGATATATTGATTTTCTACAGCATCTGTAAATACGTTAATACTTCCAGTTAATGCACCTGTAAATTCAAGTACAGCATTATGCACCTGATCATCTGTAGTAGAATCATCAGTGTTTGTTGTAGAATTATTAGAAGTTAGTGTAACGTTAGCAGAACCTGCAACATTTACAGCTTGATATCCTTTTACAGATGAGTCAATTCTATTAAATACATAATTAACTAAATTACCCCAGTTTCCTGAGTTTTCTCCAGAACCTTGTCTTTCTAGTTTTAACCTTGATGTATATGTTGAAGCCATATGTATTTATACTCTTAAATTTTATATTTGTAAATAATATTCATTTGTTTGTTATTGTCTAGTGAATATTTGTCCAGCTTTCAGCATTAGTATTACTTACTATATGAGTCCAAACTTCACTATTTGTACTTGTATCTATATTATCCCAGAATTTTAGAGTAGCTACAGTCACATTTGCAGTTTGACCAGTTATACTAATAAAGTTATTAGAATTAGCTATAACGTTTCCTACAAAAGTAGTTATACTATTACCAGTTAAAGAAAGAACTTGATCAGCTCTAATAGCTATCGTATTAGCTGTTACATTAGCCTGGGATCCAGTAATAGGAATAATATTACTTAATCTTAATGTAACATTTCCTAAATTTGTATTTAATTGAAATCCTGTTATATCAACTCTATTAGCAGTTCCTGTTGTAACATTTCCTACAGATACATCTAAAGCTATTTCAGCACCAGTTTGAATTGTAATAGATCCACCAGCTTGAATTGAAATTAATCCTAAATTTGCATTTAATGATTGTCCACTAATAGTAACATTAGCTTCATTAAGTACAATTACATTATTTAAAGATATATTTGCTAATTGACCACTGATTGAAATATCAGCATTAGCAATTGTAATTACATCACCTACACTTGCTGTAAGTTGAGTTAAAGTTGAAATTGCAAAAACATTTCCAGTTCCTGTAAGAACTGCACCATGACCTATGTTCCAGGCGCCACTTGACCATTCATCGGCGTTCCAGTAACCACCAAAATCTATTTGAGTTTCTAATTGTTGACCAGTAATATTTGCAAGAGTATCAGGAGATGTATTCCAAGCTCCTACGTTATACCCTAGCCTGCTCCAACCTTCTTGCGCTGTTGGCATAGGAGTTTACCTCTCTATGCTATACGAATTAATCCGTTAGTAGCATCAGCGTTTGGAAACTGTAGCTCGAATGTTCCGTTTGTAGATGTTTTAACACCACCAAAATCTAAAACTGCAATTGCAGCATTGCTTAAACTATTATTATAAATTAAAGCAGCTTGTGCAGAAATAGTTGCATTAGCAAATGTAACATTATCAGCATCAAATATTGCTGTAGTTCCATCAACAGTAATTGCAACGTTACTTAATGTAGCTCCACCAGTTGTGTAATTAGTTCCAGATGCTGAAATTTCATTACTTGTAGTGTATGCAGTAGTGTTTTGATCTAAAGTAGCAAGGTTCGAATATAAAGCACACTTTAATGTACTTGCAACTAAATTTGCTCCTGGCTTCATTAAGTCTTCCTTAAATGTAACCGTGATAGCTTGTGTAATCGGCATTTTTTATTGTCCTCCAGTTAAAGTGTTTTCACCAAGTGGGCTACCAGGAAATTTAAAGTCCGTTCTTCTTCTTCTACGAGCTTCATTATTAATAGCAGTCACACTCTCAACATATTTTTTGTTGTAGATATTATAGTCTTCCATGTTCTTTGTAAAGATATTTGCTTCAGCTAGACAACCATATAAAAGAGCATCTGGAGTATTAGTAGTATAGTAATTAGTAGTATTCGTATTAGATAATGGATTAATTCTTCCTTGATATCCTAATTGAATAGAATAAGCTTGATCAGGAGTAGGAGCTAAATATAAGGTATTATCATCAAAATTAGCAAAATATTTAGGTTGAGCTGTTATACTTACATTAGGCCAATATTCTTGTATAAACTCTAATGGTTTAATTTCTAAAAAAGAAACATTACCACTTACTGTTATATTAACATAATTAATAAGCATAGGTTCTATTGCTGATGGTAAAGTTACAAATCTATCTCCAGCATAAACTGAAGAAGTCATATTTTGATTAAATCCTACTGGATCAATATCTCTTGAAAGTCTAAACTCTGTATTATCAATAAAAGTGTCTAATTGATTTGCAAAATCTGTTCCATTATTTTCAGCCCAAAGTTGTATATCACTCTTTAGACTTGTGTAAGTCATTGTCATTTTTTTTATCTCCTGGTGCTACGCCAAATTTAGACCATACATATCCTTTAAATGCGTAAGTTCCCCAATGAGTAAGAGGACTTAATAAATCAGCATGTATTTTACCACCGATTTTTTGCCACATTCTACAAAAAGCATAGTCTTCACTTAAATATCTATTACTTTTTTCATCAATAATACAGTCAAAAAATGCATATGTGTTTTTAGAAGTAAATCTCTCGGTATTTATAATTTGATCACTTGTATATTTAAGATTAGGATAAGCTTTCATCATTTTATAAAAAACTTCTTTTTTAATACACATAAAACCTGTTGCTGCGTCTAATACTTCTACAAATCCATTTTTCATTTGAATATTTTTAGGATCTGCAAAATTTAAATTATATCCTAAAGATTTTTGCTCCATATTTTCAAAATCTCCTTTTTTAGCTAATTCTACAACATGGTTCCAATCTACAGATTTTCTAGCATATATACCACAAGCTATATCGTGTCCTGAATCTAATAATCTCCATATATTTTTACCTTCAAATCCTATATCTGCATCTATAAACATTAAATGAGTAAATCGATTATGTGGATCAGATTCACATAAATCTAAAAATTGAGCAACTAAAGTATTTCTAGCTCGTGTAACTAAACTTTCATTTCCCATAGTATTTAATACCATGTGAAAATCATTTTTAGCAGCTACTGATTGAGTTTGAAGAATTCCATGAAGATAACCTTCATTTAACATTCCGCCATAACAAGGAGTTGCAACTACAACTCCATATTTTTTCTTTTTTAATTCATCACTCATGAAGTGACTACTGTAACACTTCCTAGAGATAATGATAACAAATTTGTTGTGGCTTCTGCAACTCCTACTGCTAATACAGCTCCTGATGTATTAGGGTATATAGTCTGTATTTGATCTGGAACACCACCTATGAGTGAATTTGGGACATTTAAACGTGCATTTTCTAATGCTGTAGCATCAGTAAAGTAAGTTAAATCAAGTTGTGGATGTTTTGGTTCATATTCAGAATCATGTACAAATAGACCATTCCATTCAAATAACATCTCATTATGAGGAAATTCTAATCCACTTCTATCTGATATAGTTCTTCCATACTTACCACTTGAAAATTTAGTATAAGGTGCTCTATGTGGTTTTTTACTTCTTTCTCTATTTGAATTTGCACCAGCCATTATATTGCCCTTCCATAACCCGGTACTATTCTTGTTGTAGGTGTAGAGTCAGCAGCTTGTGCTCTTGAAAATGCTTCTTCGTAATCTAATTTTAATTCAGCTCTCATGTTACCATCTATGCCTGGTCTTTTTTTACTTAAAAAATAAGCTAGACCTGAACACATTGCTTCTATCCAACGAGAAGGCACATCTACGTTTTGATCAACTCCATTTACAGTATTTGCTGTTATATCTTCTATTCTTCTTATTCTCCAATATCTCATTACATCTGTAGAATTAATAGGAGTTGGATATAAAAATAAAACTGGTGTAGATAATCTTTGTAAAAAGAATTGAGTAGGTAAAGATTGAGTTGATTTAACACCAATAGCTTCATAATCACCTAAAGCTAAACGTGTCATATAATAATCAGTATTAGTTCCACCTTCATTTCTTCTAATACTTGCTTCTACAATATCAATTGTATCAGCAGGAAGTGTATATTGATTAGTTCCTTGTACTAATGATAAAGTTTCTAATTCTACAGTCCATTGATTGTAACCACGATTGGCCCAATCTGTGAACATTATATTTAAACTTCTTCTTGCGGAACGAACATCATAACCTAATATTGGATCACCTCCAATACGATCATATGCTTCCTGAATTACTTCAGTTACATTTAAACTAAAATTTGCTGTACCTGATAGTGCCATAAAGACCTACGCAAAGAATACAGTTAATGCGGCAACGTTAGCTAAATTAGCTTGAAGTTTAGTTCCAAATTTTATACCTTCATCTGGTAAACTAATAGATATAGGACCCGATGCAACACTTGCTGCTGTAGTAATACTAAATACAGTTACATTATTATCAGCAAATGTAACAGTTCCAGCATTAGCAGTTGGAGTTGCAATAAATCCTTTTAATCTAGTAGGTCCGCCAAATAAATCAACATTTGATCCTGTAGTGCTTGTGCTATTTGCTTTTACATCTGAACCTGACATTTTTCCTCCTTATAATAGATTATATTTTTTTAAGTCTTGTAATAATAGACTAACTCTGTCTTCATTAACAGCTGGTTTTCTTCTAATAGATGACAATATATCGCTAGTATATTGATTTGATAAATCTAAAGATCCAACATTTAAATTCTTATCTAATCTACTATCAAAAGCAAAATCTTTTCCAGAACCGCCTCCACTACCACTAGATACAGGTTTAGAATCTGAAAATTTATTAATAACTTTTTCTATATCAGCTAATTTTTTATCAAGAGTTTGTTCTTGTTTTTGACCTGTTATATAATCAGAACCTGTTTTTATATCAGTAGGTTTTGCAGCTCTATAATCTTCTTGTTGTCCTAAAATTTGTTGTTCTTCTGAAGGTTTATATTCTTCTTTAGCTTTTTGAAATTCTTCAAGTTGTTTAGTTTTACTATCTTTAAATAAATCACTTATACTAGAAGAAGCTCTATCTTTTGCCTCTGTAACTTTAGAAGCTATATCTGTATTAGATAAATTGGCAAACGTATTGGATAAAGTGCTACCGATATTTCCTATATCATTAAAATAGTTTAAAAATCCGTATTCGTTTTCCATAGTCTTTTAATGAGGGCCCGAAGGCCCTCTATAAATTATGTTACGTTATTATTTTGTACATATTGAACAGTTAC